TGCGCCTTCCCACAACGGCTGTTCCTGATACTCAGCGACCATGTTCCTGAACGGAATCTCGGTAATCGTCACGACCGACTCTTTTGCGTTCATGGAATAGTTGCCTGAGGTATCAATCGCTTTAATCCAATAACTCTGACCAACGCCCTTCTTGACCTCTTTGGTCAAGTAATGCGACCCCTGTTGAAGCGTGATAAACTCGCCGCTGTCCCAATTAAGCCCTCGCCTGATTTCATACCCCCAAACGTCCACGTCCGTAATCGGAGTCCAGCCGAAATAAAGCAAATCCCTGTTGCGGTTAACCAAAAAGGACGACACATCTGACGGCGGCGCTGACTTGCCCACAACCGTGATCTCGCTTTCCGGAGCTGTAGCTAGAGCGCTTTCCCCGTTCATGGAATCAACCGAAGTAACTTTGACCTTGTAAGTATGACCATCAACGATGTCGCCGATAATACGAAACTGCGTGCCGGTGGTCTCGCCTCTCGCCCGCCAGCTTAATCCGTTATCGTCGCTTATATAAATCTTCGCCTTGGCGTAAGACTTAACGTAATGATCCACATACGCCGGGCGGTCAAACCAAACATCGATTGCGTTCTCGATCGTGCCGTCGGTTTTCTTGACCAGCGATTCGGTCAAAGCGAGATTGCTAACCGCCGGAATCTCGCTTGATAATGACGAGTAATTGCTCTGCGGCAGGATAATATCGGAATCGTCATACACCGCCTCGTTATACTCAAGCGCCGATATCTGCACCTCGCTTTTTCCTTCCCGCTGAACCGATACCACCCGGAAATCTTTCTTCACCTTACTTGTCTCGCCGATAGCGTAAACATCAAACGCCTGCGGATCATTAGAGAACGCTTCACAAGCGACCTCGGTATGCGTGCCTGTGGGTGAAGTGATAAACCGCTCCTCTATCGTGTCATCAGAAAACCTCACCTGAATCTTGTAAGATTTACCGTCCTCAATAACCATTGAGCGGTCTAATTTAACAAGTGTTGCCGAACTCCCCGACTGCGCCCTGCCAGAGAATCCCCACTGGGGAACGTCATGCGATATCGAGATAATATCCCCCGCCTGACACGCCACTGCGTCAATTCCCGCCCTGAAAGCGACCGATCGGTTAATGTATCGTGCGACCTTTAAGGCGTAGCGTGCCGCCCGTATGGCGTAACTCGCCCCCGTGGTGAATAAACGAAGCTGGCTCTTGCGCATCGGCTCACCTTGAGCCAGCGACTCCTCGTCAATAAAAGCGATCGTTTCCTGCCGATAGTTTTTCTCTTTATCAGTAAACTGAACCTCAATGACGTTCGGCACTTCTTTCATGGTTTTCCAGCTCTGGGCGAAGGAGTCTTTGACAATATTGCCCATACCGAACAACTGCGTTGGCGCTGTGGGCTTATCAATTTTAAACGTAAGGCCGCCTGCGCTGTACACCGGCATGGCGTTAAATGTGGCGCACATCTGAATCAAGACATCAAGCGCCTTATTATTTGAATCGATAACCACATCCATCCTGAACCGCTTCTCATAACCGCCTTTGCCGTCAGGCACACGCTCCTCGCAATACTGAGACATCTCAAGAAGCGATGCGTTATCCAAATTGTCGGTCACTATAAACTCGCCCAAACCGTAACGCTTATTGGTGACCAGATCACGCAAACACCACACTGGATTCGCCGAATATTTCATGACATACGTTAAGCCGTCCCATGAGAGAATCGTGTCATCGGAAAACAGCCGGTAATTCTCACCATCCCAGTAATAATCTTCCCAATCAACCGGAGCGCCTGCGTTACGCACATCAGGAATTGAAACCTTTTTGCCCTCAACAATCGCCGTGATATTCGGCATGGATCCGCTTAACTGATCTGTCGCTAATAACTTCAGACCCAATAAAGCGGTGTTGGGATAACACAAATCGTCTGTCTTAATCTCGTCAATCTGAAACAACGTAAGATCGCCCTGTTTCAACGGCTGAAGCGAACTGTCCTCGCTAGTTCGGGTCACACGAATGTCGTATTTGCCGGGCGCAAGGCCGTCTTTCCTAAACACCCTGCGCACGCTCGTGCGTGACTGCGCTGATATTGTCGTTTCGCCTAAATCGATATAAACGCTTTCCGAATGAAGTTTATACTCAACCCGATAGGTCACGCTCCAGCTCTGAATATCGCCTGAACTTGAGCTCTGCTGATACAGCCCGTTATTAAGCCGCAAATGAATCTCAAACGCCTCGACATCGGAATCAACCGTGGTGTAAATAGACGGATTGTTCTGCGTGAGGTTTGCGCTGATCGAGTAAATATTATGCAGATCCTCGAAGTTCTCGATCATGCTCTGATAATTCGTGCCAAACCGTTTGATAATGGAAACGCCGCCGAAATTCGCTATCGGGTTATCGTTTAGCTCTAACTCATCGATTGACTCAATCTCTCCCTCGCACAAAGCGAGCAAGACATTGAGATAATGTTTATCTCCGTCCTCCCATAAAAACTGATTGACGATATTTCCGCCGACACGATGCCTGCCGTAAACCACGGCGACCGGAACCCCGACCTCCTGAATTGTCTGAATACCGTCCCAGCCGTATGTGGGCGATCCTTCATCCATGCCGGTATTTGAGCCCAAATTAAAATCCGGCATCTTGGGCTGGTTCATGTACTGGTAAATGGAATACCCCATCGACAGCACAAAGAAAGCGAATAAGAACGGGTGAGCAACAGCCGCCGCCCAGACAGCGGAAATAATCCACGAAACCACGGCTATGACCGGAGCCTTCACGTCCGGAATAACGGTGATCTCGTCCCCGTTATCAATGCGCACCGATAAATCCTCAATGCGTTTGCCGGTAACAATCACCCGCTTGTCCTGATAATCAAATCCGGCGGCGTCAAGGTAGTCCCGCACGCACTTGCTTCGGGAATACTTGACCTTGCGGACTTGCGCTTCCTCGGTCTTAAACGGATTGGCTATGTTACGAATTATAACCATGCTCTTAACCTGTAAAATCCCTCTGTTCTTTTATTCCATGAGACATCATCAAGCCGGGACACCACAACGCCCTGACGGCAACAATGGATAAACCGCCGGTTACTTAAAACCACGCCAGCGTGATTCGCCACGCCTCGTGAATTTAAAAACAATATCCCGTCCAACGCTTGCGGCTCTGCGACTCTTACCCAATCATTGGCGTAATTATCCTTAAAGTAATCTTTGCCTTTTAAGCCCCATACCTTGCCGTATTCCAGATCCTCAATATCAAAAAGACGAACACCAATATCCGCATAAGCCAGCTTCAAGAAACCCCAGCAGTCAAGGCCGTCCATCGCCCTTCCCCTGTGGCGGTAGGGCACGCCGAGATATTTCTCGATCAAACGTTTCTCTACATCACGTAAATCCGCCTTGACGGAACCGAGGGAAACGCCCCGTAGCGCAGATAATTCTCCAGCTGTTTGCATCGCTGTTTGGTTTTGTTGCATGCGGTCTCTCCTCCCACATATCCGCATTCCGCTGATTTAAACTTCCATGAGCAATAATTGCGTGCGTACCTGCGTGCGGGTAAATCCACGCCCAGCACGTCAAACTTGCCGGTTAAGGTAAACTCCACGTTTTTCTGATCCGCCGAGTAATTATCGATATAGAACACGTCATCCATGTGGGCGTCCGGGTCCGCCAGCTGATCTAGCCATACCATGCGAATAATCACTCGCTTGCCACGAAAGTCATACTGCTCAAGATAAAGCTCAATAAGCCTCGACACGTTGCCTAAGCGCACCTTGACCTGATCAATCTGCCCCTGATTGTTCTCCGAGATAAACTCATGCGTGATCGGAAACTTTGAATACAGCACGCCGTCATAAGTGATGTCCTGATCAAATCCCGCTAAATGCAGATCGTTAATTCCGTCATACGCCTCAAGCGTGTAAAGGAATAACGGAGCGTTCTCCTGTTTTGATTTTTCCTGCCTGAATGTCAGATCAATGTCTCTTGGCATCACTTCACCTCAATCACATCAAACTCAAAGTCATAAACCTCGTGCGCTTTTAAGGTGAACTTAAAACTGTCCTCAACAAAACGCACCGAATACTCGACTGAATCGTTGGGGTTTGTCCACGTAAACGCCATGAACGCCCCGTACTTGCTCTTAAAAAACTCCCGCACTGCCTGCATGTCGCCTTTAACCCGGTTGCTAAACCGTAAGTGCCACTTGTGCAAAGGCGCCGCCCATTTGCGCCTGCGCTGTTCCGCCCCATTCTCAAACTCCGAAATGAGCGTCTTATATTCCAGCGTCTCCTCAAAAACAAAATCAGGCAGAAAAGTAAACTCGCTCATGCGTAACTCCTGATCACCGAGCGGATCTTGCCGTTGTTATAAATGTCATCAGCGATGGCGTTGGATAACATCTTGCGGTTACGCCAAACATCCTGAGCGTCCCACGCCTGAATAACCTGATTGACGTTGATCGTCACCCCGCCGCCACGGATAGATTCGCCATCGTTGAGCGCTCGAAGATTATCTGATCCGCCCACCGCCTGCATTCCCCTGCGGGAAAGAACACCCTCACCGGTCTGCGCTATAATCGGCACCTCATCCGGTGCGAGCCCGGAATGCGCACGGATAAACGCTCGATTGCGCCGCTCAACCGTGCCGCCCTGATGAAACAAACTCGCCACAGGAACGCCGAATATCGTGCCGCCAGCCCCCGCCATGGCTGTGAATATTTTCATGAGTAACAGCTTCGCCAAGATGTTTGAAATCATCTGCAAGACCGCTCTGCCGAAATCTGCGAACACTTCCTTGACACTGCGAAGCTCACCGGTAAACGCCTTAAAGAAAAACTGCGAGAAAGCGTTCTGCATATTATGCGCCGACTGCTTGGCGAACTCCTCCATGACATTAAACTGCCTGCCCGCTTCCTCTGCGCTTTTGCCCACCTCTTTCGCCACGTTCCTCAAAATCTCGCCTGTCTTATCACCCGTGTCCTTAACCTTGGCAAACACAAGGTCGTACTGCGTCATGGCTTCTTTTGCGCTATCCTCAGCGGCCAAATTAAACGCCTGCCTTGCTTCCTCAAGCCCCTGCGTCAATCCCTCGACATTAAACTGGATTGTTTTCTTATCCAACGACTGCGAAAACCGCTCAACTTCTGCCGCCGCCTGCCGGTAAGTCTCACCCACCGTGCCGGGAAGTTTTCCTAAAAGCTCATAGAATTTGATAAGCGGTGTCATAAGCGACTGAAAGAAATCCGTCCCGAACCTTAACAGCCCGTTTAAAGCGTTAACGATCCCCTGAATAAACGCCTCAACCGCACCTGATCCATACTCAAGAATCGTGAATATCCCTGAAACTAAATGATTGGCGAACCCCTGCAGGAACCCAAGCACCTGCCATAACATCTGCCCGGCTGACTCCAAAAAATCGTTCCATTTTGATTTAAGCGCCTGCACTTTTTCGTAACTGGTCATCATCTCAAGATTGACCGCCGCAAGATGAGATTTGCTTCTCTCCAAAATATGATTGGCGATCGCCTGCGCCATATGGTACTTCTCGACTTCTTCCGTGGTCTTACCCGTGGCACGAGCGTATGACTCAACAGCGTCCTTAAGCGACAACTGTAAACCATATGACCTGCGCAAAGTCGTAACTAACCCGCCGGTGACTGCGCCGGATATGGTTTGAAACGCTTCTTC